TAACCCGTTCACGCTTATTGCACTTGGCATTGCAGCGCTAATTACTGGTCTTGCGGTTGCTTACACAAAATTTGAAGGCTTTAGAAACGTTGTCAACACGGTGCTTAACGGTTTAATTGCTGGTTTTGAGTTGTTTGCTAATTCGTTTATTGGTGCAATGAACATAATTATTAGAGGCATGAATATTATTAATCCGTTCAAAGATATTGACCCTTTGTCAACAATTAGTTTGGGTCGTATTGGTGGTGGTGGCGGCGGTGCAACTAGCGGTGGCGCGGCTCGAGAGGGCGGTACGGGCAGTATCACACCTGCGTTGCCAAGTATGCCTAGTTTGATTAGCCCAATTACAGGTGGCGGTGGCGGTGGCGGGTCAGGTGGCGGGTCAGGTGGCGGCGGTGGCGGTATTGGTGGCGGTGGCGACCTAGTGACCATACAAGGCGCTTTAACCACGTCAGGCAACGCTGAACGCATTGCAGCGCGTAATAGCGGTGGCGTAACGATAAACGTGACTGGCGGTATGTCAACTAGCGCCGAGATTGGGCAAAGCGTGTTAAACAGTTTGCTGGCCTACCAGCGCACTAACGGGCCGCTTGACTTACAGATTGCGTCGTAATGGCAGGCACAGCTGTTGTCGCTAGTGGCAACTATGACCTAGAAATTGACACAGGGTTTATTCAAGACGCATTTTTGCTTGACGACCCAATACAAGGTTTGCTAAATAACACAACCTACGTGTTAAACGGTACGACAGATTTTGCCAGCGTGCTTGACGGCGTAAACAGCATTACGGTCAAACGTGGCCGACGCGATCAAGGCGACCAATTTAGTGCAGGCACTATGTCGTTCAACATGCTTGACACGGCAGGTATTTTTAACCCGTTTGACACCAACTCGCCGTACTACGACACACCGCAAGCGCAACCGGGTCTTGCACCTATGCGTCGAGTGCGCCTATCGCGTTACAGTTCGTTAAACGTCAAAGAGTATTTGTTTGTCGGCGTGATCGTAAACTATGACTACAATTTTGCGCTTGGCGGTCTTGACACCGTGACCGTGTTTTGTGCAGACGATTTTTATTTGTTAGCGCAAACATTTTTAGACGAGTTCAATGTCAGCGAGCAGTTGTCTAGCGCTCGAGTCACGGCCGTGCTTGACTTGCCTGAGGTTGCGTTTCCAGCGTTAACGCGTGACATTGCTACAGGCACACAAACACTTGGCGGGTCAGCGGCGTTTACGGTTGCGCAGGGTACAAACGTTCTTGGCTATTTGTCTGACGTAAACGAGGCTGAGCAGGGTCGCCTGTTTATGTCGCGTGACGGCGATCTAGTGTTTGACGCTCGACTAGGCACAACGCTGACCCCAGCGGTAGCAGATTTTCATGACGACGGGACAAACATTCCGTATAACGGCGTAGGCATAACTTTTGAAGCCGATCAAGTAACTAACCGTGCAGTTGTACAAATACTTGGCAGCAATAATCCGCAGGTCGCTGACGACGCTGGTAGTCAAACCAAATATTTTGTGCAGACTTACAGCATCACTAACAGCCTTTTGCACAACGATGACGCGGCGCTTAACTTGGCGGTCTATTTGCTTGACCCTGAACCTGAGGCAAGGTACACGTCATTAGCAACGTCGTTTGCTCTGTTGTCTAGCGCGCAACGTGACACGGTGGCCGTGATTGACGTGGGCGACACAATCACGATTGAAAAGACTTTTACGTCAGGCGTGTCAACTACCGAGTTGGCACAAGAGTTGGCAGTCGAGGGCATTGAGCATCAGATCAATGTAAACACGGGGCATAGCGTTACTTATTACACGTCGCCAACCATTGTCGTTTATGAGCTGATACTTGATGACACGTCGTTTGGTATCATCAACGCGGACAACGCTCTAGGGTAAAGTAGGCAAATATGACAACACCGTTTCCGTTTGTTGCTGGTCAAGTTTTGACGGCCGCGCAACTTAACGACATACAAAATTTACCGATATCAGATAAAACTGCGTCGTACACGCTGGTTGTTGCCGACGTTTATAAGCGCACAATTATGAATAACGCAAGCGCTACAACTATTACGGTTAATAACTCGATCTTTACGGTTGGCGATGTTATTCAGGTCGCTAACAAAGGTGCAGGGGCTTGCACGATTACGGCAGGCGCGGGCGTAACTATTAACACAAGCGGTTCGCTTGCTTTGGCGCAATATGGGGGCGGCTATTTACTTGCATTGTCGGCGTCAACTTTTACTTTTTTTAACTTAGGGGGCGGCGGCGCAACAATTCCGTCTGCCGTAAATTATTTGGTTGTTGCTGGTGGTGGTGGCGGCGGCGACGGTGATGGCGTAACTTTTAACGGTGCTGGCGCTGGTGCTGGCGGTGTGCGTAGCACAGTCACAGCAACAGGTGGTGGCGGTAGTTTAGAAACGGCGTTTGTTCCAAATAGCGGTGTCACTTACACAATCACGGTAGGTGCGGGTGGTGCGTCAAATAGTCCGGGTGTTGATAGTTCTATTGCTGGCACAGGTTTAACAACAATTACTTCAACGGGTGGTGGTCGAGGTAAAGGCACTAATACTTCTGCTAATGGTGGTAGCGGTGGTGGTGGTCGTGCAGCTTCAACAGCAGGTGGCACAGGTACAGCAAATCAAGGTTATGCAGGTGGTGCAAACACTTCAAGCGCTGCTGGTGCTGGCGGTGGCGGTGCAAATGCAGTCGGCGGTGCGGGTGCAAGTAATATTGGTGGCACAGGTGGCGCTGGCATAGCGGTAGCAATATCGGGTTCATCAGTTACTTACGGCGGTGGCGGTGGCGGCGGCGGCACAACAGCGGGCGCTGGTGGTGCTGGTGGCGGTGCTTCAAGTGCAGGACTTAATATTGTGCCTACGGCGGCAACAGCAAACACAGGTGGCGGCGGCGGTGGCGCTACTGCTGCTGTAGCAACGGCGGGCGGTTTAGGCGGCAGCGGTGTTGTTATTGTTCGCACACCAAACACAGACTCGTTAGCAAATAGCGTTACAGGCGCAGCGATTACTTTCCCAACAGGATTTATTGTTTACACTTTTACTTCAAGCGGCACGATCAAATGGGGTGCATAATGGCTTATTTTGCAAAATTAGAAAACAACATAGTTACCGAAGTTATTGCAATCAGCAACGAAATTTGTGGCGAACCGACATTGACATTTCCTGACACCGATGCAGCGGGTCGCGCATACATCGCTAACGGATTAAAATTTGCTGGCACTTGGGCGCAAACAAGTTACAACGCAAACTTTCGTGGCTGCTACGCAGGTATCGGATACACATTTGACCCGCTGTTAGGCGAGTACGGCGAGTTTGTGTCGCCAGTCGAGTAGCAATGCAATGCGTTACGGGCTATTTGCGCTGATACTTATGTTGACGGCTTGCGAAACAACACGCGACAACACACTTACAGTTAAGTCACGGGTCAAAAACATGACGCTAGATAACTGCAACGTGCCTGACCGATGCGGCATAACACCATGACTCGACACAGATACACAGCCGACGAACTCCACGCACGCATGATCGTCACCGTAGGCGTACTACTTGCCATAGTTTTTAGCACCATAGTTTTAGGCATGACCTATGGCCTGTTGTTTGTGTCGCAACCCGAAAAACAAGCACCAAACGACGCAGCGTTCATAGATTTAATGTCAACCATTGTTGTATTTTTGACCGGCACATTGTCAGGCATTGTTGCGTCTAACGGCATAAAAAGACCAACTAAATAACGATGGCTAATCGCGCTTACATAGTTACGCAACAGCCAGTTGTAAAGTCTGCGTTGGCTGGCACAGCGGAGTGGGCGCGACTTGCGTGTTTGCATAGCGGTGGCAGTTTGTGGAATAACGGCACATGGGTAGTACGCGACGTACGCAACAGACCCGGCACGATCAGCAATCATGCTCGAGGGCTGGCAATGGATTTGTCGTACCGTTGGCTTAACCAAAAGAAGCTTGGCAAAGTTGACGGCCGCAAAGCGTCACTAGCGTTTATTGTTAAGTGTTTAGAGAACGCAGACCATTTGGGCATACAACTTGTAATTTGTTACGCATCGCAAAGGTCATGGAAATGCGATCGTGGCACGTGGCAACCGCTACCGAGTGTCGAGCAGGGCGACTGGTATCACATAGAGATTGACCCGCACGTCGCCAACGACCCGATCATCGCAAAACAGCGTTGGCAAGCCGTTTTTGGGGTATCACCGACAGAAGCAACAAAACCTGTTTAGGCTGGTCACCTACCGAGAAAGTAGGTCACTATGACACTCATCAGCAAAACCGCAATATCGCTATTTATTAGCGTGATCTCAATATTTATATTGACACCGCCGCCTGCCCCAACAGCCGACGATTTAG